CAGGATGCAAAGGCTGCAACGCACGCAAAGCTTCCATTATATACAAGTCCAGATTATTAGGCTCGTTATAGAGCTTCTGCAAGCTGGCACGAGCGGCGATGAAAGCATTACGCTCTAGAGGCGTTATGTCGAAAGCACTCAACTCTCTATTGAATCCAAAAGCCTGCAAAACTCCGTTCAAGGGCGAGCCCTTATAGGCCTTAGGCCGCATTTTATGCGTTCTAAACAAGTCAGTCTCCTTCTCCTTCCAATCGGGACCAACGAAGGGACCAATATTGATCCCGTTATGGTAATTACTACCCTGCAAACAGATTTCCACAAACTCCGGGTCCGTCAAGATAGCCGTCGCGATAGTTTTGCGCCTCTCTGGCACAACCGATTGCAAAGACACAAATAAGGTGCAGACAACTCCAGTCTGCCTAACCCCAGTACCAAGTACCTTCGCATAGCCATTCACAACTTCATCTAAATCCTTGGCCGTGCACTTCTTCCACATCTCAGTCATTGTCAAGTAATAATGAAGGTCAGTCAAACCAGCTTTTGAAAGAACCCGAGTCATAATCGAGACCCATGGATTTGCCACCGCATCAGGCAAATCCATATCGGGCTTCAGGTTGTAGTCGCGTGTTACATCAAGAAACTTCCGGCAGACCTCCGTAAAATCTATAGCTTTTTCGTCCGGTTCCACGGAATCAGGAACTATATAAGACTTTGCAACCTCCTTGAATGTATCAGCCACCTTGCGCATCTGCCTGTTGACAAGGTTTTTTTCACAAGCCTTATCATCATCGGAACTATAGATATCCCCATCCATTTGCGCAACAACCCGATTTGTTAAAGGATTGGGAATTTGCACGGGGAAATCTTCTATCTCAAAATCCACCTTCTCATCAACAAGTCGAGCCCTCACTCGATTGTTCGCGGCTTTCACATCCTTAAAATTCTGGGTGTTGTCAACTATCCCTTTCTGAATAACTCGCACAAGCTCCGTGAACGTTATAGGCTGACTATATCGCAGCTCTGTACTAGAGCCAATCACCTCTGTTAACCTAAAGGAGAGATGCGGACACAAGCCTGCATCATCTGGATTATTAGCCAGGTGAGCGCGAAGAACAGCAGTGTCCAACTTAAGACCACTAGCATCAGCGAAAGCCCGCTTCAAAGAAACCTCATAGTACTTGAAGCGCGTGTGAAACGCCTCATAGTTATTAATCCCAACTATGGCATTCGATGGGGGCCTATTTGAAGTCATGAACACAGCAGAACTAGTGAAAGTCCTACCTTTATCCCCAATCGCTGCCATCGGTAAAACAAATGCAGTGGTGGAAATGAGCGGCAACAACATACCGTTCAACGCCTTCGCATCCTCACCACTTGTCGTCGCATAATCGTCTATTAATACACCCCACTGGTTCCTATACGAGTCCCAATGCTTTAGTGTACTATTAAGCGAATACACCACATCCTCTGTCTCCCATACAGGGTACAGTAGAGCGGCTATAGACGAAACCAGAGTCGACTTACCAATCGAGGTGGGCCCATAAAAGTAAATCCCGACAGGGGCTACCCTAGACTTACTGGAGCCCAGTATGACGCTCGATTCTTGGGCCCTCATTGTAAGGTCAGCAAACACTTTCTCAATACTAGCCCCCATAATTGAATTCTTATTGGTAGCATAGTAATCCTTAGCACTCAACATTGACTTGTACACAGAAATAGTTTTGGCGGCCAAAGTGAAGTCACCTGGGTCCCGTGGGCTTA